TGGTAAGAGCGCCCTAGCTTTGAATACTGTATTAAGAGAAGCTGTTTATAACCCAGGACGTTATTGGGTGATTGCTCCAGAATACACACAAGCTAAATCTATCTACTGGCGCGACCTAGTTACTGAATACGTTCCCAAGAACATGATAGTTAAGAAGAACGACAACGAACTTATATTAGAGGTAATGACTTCCGTACCAGGTAAGACCTCAATAATCGAGTTTAAAGGTTCAGACCGTGAAGATAAACTTAGAGGCGCTGGGCTTAAAGGCGTTGTACTAGATGAGTACGCTTTCCAGAAAGAACACGTCTGGGATAAGATTGTAGGACCCATGCTTGTTCAGACTAATGGTTGGGCGATATTTATTACCACCCCTAACGGCGTAGCTAATCACTTCAAGAAGTTCTGGGACGATGCAGTTGCCCTAGAAGCTCAACAGGACAGCCCCAAATCCAGAGAGGTGTTTAAAAAGATATGCAAAGATGCCACACCTGAGAGGAAGTTCACAGAATCAGGCTACCAGGACTGGCTACATATGTGGAAGACGTTCCACTTCACTTCATACGACAACCCCCTAATTAAAAAAGAGAACCTAGATAATGAAAAAGCAAGACTTACACCAGAGTTCTTTACACAGGAGTACATGGCTGAGTTCGCTAGGTTCGCTGGACTTATATATACCGCGTTTGATGATAAAAGACACGTTCAGAACTTTGAGATAAACGAGAACTGGTCATTTTATAGGGCGATTGACTTTGGAGCTACCGACCCTAACGCCGTTCCTTTCATTGGGGTTAATAGAGATGGGGTAATCCACATATTTGATGAGCTATATATAAACGATATACGCACCTCAGAGTTTGCAGAGCTAATTAAACAGAAATCCGCCCACAGATACTTTGTTTCTACTTATGCAGACTCCGCAGGCAAGCAACTAATCATGGATTTAGCCCAATATGGGGTATATTCCGTACCAGTGAAGAAAAATACTGGAGAAGGCAACTCAAGTTGGATAATTGCAGGTATAAATCAGATACAACAGTTGTTTAAAGACGATAAAATCATCATACACCCCCGTTGTACGGCTACAATTAAAGAGTTTATGTCTTATTCCTGGCGCAAGGACCGATTAGGGGAAGCGGTCAACATACCACAGGATACCAATAACCACATACTAGATGCTTTCCGTTACTTTATTGTTAGCTATAAAGGTAATGAAGAGGTGGAGTTTAAGAACTACCTAAACAGACAACCTGCCGATTCTATTACAGGTTATTGAATTTTATATTATAATGATACTATATAACTAGGATAAAAAATGCCAAAAACCAAGACTAAAGCAGAAAAAGCACTATCTAAAGAGGCTAGCGCCCAAGAACTAGTAACTGATAGGTTCCAAAGAGCTAGAGACTTCCGCGTAACAACACAAGATGATATATGGGAGCGCTCATATAATAACTGGCGCGGTGTACTAGACGCCAAGCTGTTTCCGTGGAGAAGTAAGCTGTTTGTACCATGGTCATTCACTGTAGTAGAAACCATCATACCGAAAGTATTTGCCCGTGAACCTAAATGGAGAGCTATAGCCCGTAACCCTGACTTCCCAGAAGACGGCCCAAGAACAGTAGCCGACCTACTCACATATCAGTGGAATCACGCAGGTATGAGACTAAAGATGTACGACTACATAAAAGACTCACTAATGTATTCCAAAGGTTACGCGAAGGTATCGTGGAAGTTCAAAACCAAGACAACAACCATACAAGAACCAATAGTCGGCAAAGACGACGTTATAACATTCAAAGAGATTACTAAATCTAAAATAGAACATGACGACCCAGATATAGAGATAGTAGACCCATCTGACATATATGTAGACCCAGATGCAGTTAGTGGTGGATTTGGTGGCGATGCGCTATTTATGATACACCGCAAGACCAAGACTCTAGCAGAGGTAAAAGATAATCCTAACTACAAAAATGCAGACAAGATTAAACAAGCTTCCTACGCCGACCAATACATGGACAAGCTATACCGATACAACGACAACGTACCATCTAAAGATAAGCACAAAGACTTAGTAGAGATACTAGAATACTGGGAAAGAGACAGACTGATAGTAATAGCTAACCGTTCTGTGGTCCTAAGAGACTCGCCCAACCCATACCATCACAAAGAAATGCCTTTCGTAGAACTAGATGACTACCGCGACCCACATAGGTACTATGGACAATCCGAACTATCAGTAATCGACCCACTACAAAGAGAAATCAACTCAATCCGTAACCAGCGCCGAGACTACGATAACTTAGCACTTAACCCAGTTATTCTGGCAGTACCAGGTACACTAAGAAATCCAAACTCAGCCGTCATGGCTCCTGGTGCTGTTTGGAACGTATCCGACCTAAATTCATTAGACATATTCCAACTACCTCAATTACAGGGAAGCGCAAGAGAGATTGAAGAACAAACCGCCCAAAACATTCAAATGGCAGTGGCCATAGATGAAATAGGAATTGGTTTGTTACCAGAAGCAGGAAATAGACGTTCAGCTACAGAAGTTGTAACTGCAACAACAATGGCAGGTAAGAGGTTCTCCATGAAGATTGCCCTACTAGAAGAGGCGGTGAAGAAGATTGGACAACTAGTATTTGCTATGGACCAACAGTTCTTGGACCAAGAGAGAATAATACAAATCGTAGGTACTAGGGGCGCCCAAGAATGGGTGAAACTAGACCCATCAGATATACGTGGAGAATACTTCATAGATATTGAAACCGGTTCTATGTTACCTAAAGACGAAATAGCATCACGTAGGGAAGCGGTAGAACTCCTACAATACATCACCCCAATCATCACCCCTGTAATGGGTCAAAACCCAGAGATAATCCTACCAGTCATTCGCATGGTCCTTGACACGTTTGACTTACCAGGTAAAGCAGAGATAGTTGACGAGCTAAAAGCCGCCCTAGGACAAGCTAAAGAGTCTCTACAGCAACAAGCGCAGGTACAAGGTGCCGCCACCCAAGCTGGAACACTAAACCAGTTAGCACAGGCTGACCAATTAAATAACACACCCCCACCAGTAGCTGAGACACTACAAGGCAGCAGAGCAGACCTTGAAGTAAGTCAGGCTACAAGTTAAAATAAGATAAAGGAGAAAACAATGCCACAAAACGTACCATACGGAGGTCCAAAAACCTCACCAAAGACAACCCCTACATCAGTAATGGGTACACAAGGTAAGTCAGCACCATTGAAGTTAGACCACTTCAAGAACAAGCCAACGCACAAAAAACCTTTCCCACAATAGGAATAATGATATAATTAAATTAGTAAACTAATAAAGGACAAACAATATGGCAACATTTCAAAACTGGGAAGAAGAGCGAGCTCTAGTCGGTAAAGACTCTAGTGGTCGCATGACTTTCACAAACGGTACAGTCGGTATGACACGCGTACCTGAAATTACTTTGACAGCCGCAACTGATACGCTAACAGCAGCAGAATCAGGAGCAGTTATCATAGCAACTAAGGCTAGCGCAACTCAAACTTTCACACTACCAGTAGGAACATCAGCAGGATGCACGTTCACATTCGTGTGTGGTGCAATAGGTGGAGAGATTTTAATCGACCCAGCAGGAACAGACAATATCTTAACTAAAGCCGCTAACAACGCAGGTGCATCAGTCGCTCCAGCAGGTGGAACAGGTATTAAGAACACCGCAGCAACTAATGTATTGAACGACTACCTTACACTAGTATGTGATGGTGTAGATACATGGTACACAGTCGCACAATCAGGCATCTGGGCAAGTCAATAGAATAATCCAGTAAGAGTAAATTAGGAGGGATTCATGGATAAGCAACAACTGCCGCCAAAATCAGCAGTACAAAAGGAACTAAACGCATACAAAGAACTCAACAGGCTAAATAAGTCTGGGGAGTTTGATGTATATGTAGATACTATTATAAAACTATGTACCGTTAAGATGGTGGACGCATTTATAGGTGACAAGGTAAAAACCTTTGAAGACTACTTAGCATTAAAGGGAGAAATAACTGGACTCCTATTACCAATACAGGACGTTCGTAGCGCCGAAGCACTACAAAGCAAACTACAAGAAAGTCTTAATGAGTGGTATGCGACACCCCCAATAAACTTGACTAACAATAACCGTTAAGGTTATGATATAACCACTATGGACGATAACCCAACTACTGGGAATGAAGCCCCCGCAGCCGACACTTCGGTCACAGCGGATAAGGTGGATAACCAGAACAGTAAGGCCAACGTAGCAACAATAGATGCCCCCAAGGTAACTCAGGAACAAGCTCCAGCCCAAGAAACTGCAGCGCCTGACACAAACACTGAGGATAAGGTAGACGAGAAGCTATATGCTGGCAAATTTAAATCAGCGGAAGAAATGGAGAAAGGATATTTAAATATCGAATCCAAATTCTCTGAAACGGCCAGCGAGAAAGCTGAACTCGCAAGGATTCTAAACGAGTCATTTACGGCTTCAAAGACAGGCCAGTCTGAAGAGCAAGTAGACACTTACGAGGAATCCAACCCGCAAGCGTCCGAAATTGACCAACTTAAACGGGATAGTGCAGTAACGAAGTTTCTATACACACATGGAGATGCTGACCCATCTACTATGCAAGAAGTTTTAAGCACAGACCCAATGGTTGCACAAATAGGCGGACATGAGGCAAAACTTGAATACGCATATCTAAAAAGCCAAAGCTTATCTTCATCAAAAGCCATATCAGAGGCGAAGAAGCAAGGAGCCCAACAGACGCAAGCCAAGATTGCTGAAAAAGAGGTAGCTAATGTGGAGTCCGCTCGAAAGGCAGCTCCAGTTGACGAAGATGCGAACCTAATGGCTAGAGCAAGAGGTGGTACACCCGCTGAAGCAAGAGCTGCTAGGAAAGAAATCATACGTCGAGACCTTATAAACCTCTAGCACTAAACAAAACTAAAAACGAAAGAAAAATAACATGGCACAACGATTTGTAAGAGATGATGCATCAGTAAAAGAATCAGTTCTTGACCTGATTACAAACATCTCCCCTAACGAAAACTATGTTGTTTCTAACTTCCAAAATTCTTCAGCGTCGGATGAGTTTCACTTCACACCTCGGGATACACTACGTACCCCAGCTCTAAGAGCAGGTGTTGAAGGTGCAGACCCAACTTACGATGGTAACGACCCAACACGCGCAATGAACATGCTTCAAATAGTTGAAGTAGGTTTCAATGTAACAGATTCAGAAGCTGCAACAGACAGATACGGTTCTCCAGAGGACCGCGTCGCTTACGAGACTGAAAAGGCTCTTAAGGACTGGGGCAACTTTGCAGAATTTGCATTGGTACGTTCTACTATCATAACTGGTAATAACTCTACCGCCCGCCAAATGGATGGACTTAAACAGTGTTTGACTCTAGACACATCACAATCTGGTGTATCTTTGAGCGAAGCTATTGTTAACGACTATCTACAGAATGTTTGGGACCAAGGCTCAGATGTAGACCTTATCCTAGCACCTATGTACCACAAACGAAAGATTTCAGCTTTCAGTGGTGGCGCTACTAAGTTCTACAACCAAGATGACAAAAGAATCGTACTCCCTGTGGAGATTTACGAATCAGATGCATCTGGAAGCCCTGTCAAGTTAGTTGCTCACCGATACGTCCAACAGAGTGGAGACACTCACTATGACATCATCGGTGTAGAGATGGATAAATTTGCAGTAGCGTACATGCGCGAACCAAAAGTCCGTCCACTTGCTAAAACTGGAGACGGTGAAAACCGCCAGGTAGTAGGTGAGCTTACACTTGAGTGTAGAAGCGACCTAGCAGGTTTCGTAGCTACTAAGCACCTTTAAGAGGAACTTACATGCGAGACAGGAATTATCCCCGAAAGGGGATTTTTCTTTTATTCATGCTTATGTTATTATAGATTCAAATAAATAACTCTAAAAAAATCTAAATAACAATAAACAGGAGAAACTACATTGAGTAGTGGAACTCAAAACATCAATGACCGATGGGATGATATAGCTGACCTTATCGATAGATGGAAACGAAAGAACCCAGAAGGCTTCAAGTTAAACATGGCGTATGTCGCCGAAATAAAAGAAGAGTTAAAAGACCCCAAGTTTGCGAAGATGGATACGGACGGTCTAAGGATGGGGTTATCAATACACCCTGAACTGCTTTCCTTTATAGAACACTTCCATCCAGAATTTATGAAATCTAACACAGACGTAAAGGAGTTTGGTAGGAGGTTTACAAACTTCCAAATCCCAGAACGCATATGAACAAACAAATCTTACTAGGAACAGGGGGCAGAGACAGAGTTCTGTCGGGAGCAAAGACATTATACGATTCAGTTAGAGTTACGTTAGGACCTAAAGGAAGAAACTTCATTATAGGCAAGGGTTATTCAGACCCAGTAGTCACACACGATGGGGTAACGGTTGCAAATGCAGTATCACTAAAAGACCCAGCTAAAGAAGTGGGTGCGGCGTTTATCAGGAAAGCCGCCCGACAACACGACAAGGAAGTAGGAGACGGGACTACCACCACCACGATACTTACATATAAGTTAATAGAGGGATATGACAGCCTCCTGCTGAATCCAATGCAACTCGCTAGTTCATTAAGAGAAGAAGCTACTAAGTTGTGCGACCAGTTAAAGCCTATAGACGTTAAGGACTTATCTAAGGTAGCGACTATATCGTCAGGAGATGCTGAACTTGGTAAGTTAATTGCAGAGGCAGTCGAATCTGTTGGGGAGTCTGGTTCTGTACTAGTAGAGCCCTCTCAAGCACTCACAACCGAACTAGAATATGTAGAGGGTTTTAAAATAGACTCAGGCTATATATCTCCATACATGATGACCGACCCAAAAACAGGTAGAGCTGTCTACGAGAACACTACAGTATTGGTGTTTAATTCTCACCTAAACGATTGGTCTATGATAAAGAACCTGCTACAGCAAAAAGGTGGTAGTACAAATATGGTGATAATTGCTGACGATATACCTAGAGACATAATAGCCAACCTACACACCCTTAGAAAACAGGGTGCGTTTAACTGTTTAATTATTAAGTCACCTGGATTTGGTAGACACCGCGTAGAACTGCTAGAAGATATATGCGCCATTACAGGAGCGAAACTAATAGACAACCACGACCAACTCACACCAGACAATCTAGGAAAGATTAAAAGGATAGTAACCGACCACGAATCCTCAATCATTACAGGAATAACTCCAACAAAAAGAATTAAGCAACTCAAATCAGAGATGCTAAACGCAGAAGGATTAGAAAAAGAACGACTAAATACACGCATAGCCTCATTAGGGGGCAAGATAGCCACCATCCATGTAGGGGGCAATAGTGAAGTAGAAGTAACCGAAAAAGTCTATAGGATAGATGACGCTGTTTACGCCTCACAAGCCGCCAAAGAAGAAGGCATACTACCAGGTGGAGGAGTCGCATATGCTACACTTAAAACCTCAGACACACCTGCAGGTAAACTATTCAAAGACGCCCTAGTAGCACCCCTTAAACAACTAATGGAAAACGCAGGTTTAGATTCAACCGCCAAACTCAAACTAATTAAACCAGGAATAGGCTTTGACGTGCTAAACCCAGACAAACCAATTAAACTAATAGATAACGGCATAGTAGACCCAGCCAAAGTGGTTAGACTAGCTATAAAGACCGCAGCCTCTATAGCATCACAGGTAATCACAATGGGAGGGCTTATCGCCGATGAACAGGAGAAAGATGAAAATTAGCCTTTGCATGATAGCGAAAGACGCACTTTCAGACCTAAAACGTCTTAAACCCCTAGTAGAACCCTATATAGACGAATGGATAGTAGTATTCCCACCTAACGACAAGGCTGTCAAGTGGGCTAACGAGAACGGTATCAAAACAATCGTAAAGAACTTCACTTTCAGAATTGAACCTAAGATTTTAGAAGATATGGCGGAATGGGGCGTAGATGTACCAAAAGACTACAGAATCTTTAAATTCGCAGAGGCTAGGGATGAATCCTTCTCACAAGCCACAGGGGACTACATTCTCTGGCTTGACGCTGACGATGAGCCTGTAGGACTAGAAAACCTCGTAGAAGAGCTTAGAGAGGCTCACAAAGCCGACATATTCAATGTTGTCTATGATTACGCTAGAGACACAGAAGATAATTCAATTTCAGACCATGTAAGAGAAAGAATCATAAGAAACACAGACAAGACTCACTGGAAAGGTGGTAGTCTAGGGCTAATCCATGAAACCGTTGTTCCTAAAGAGGGAGAGAAGTTAACCTACTACGATATTCCTTCTGAAGTGTTTAAGGTAGTCCACCACTCCGACCACATGGAACAATCCTCACTAAGAAACCACATAGCACTATTATATGAATATCTAGTCACCCACGGAGAGGACGCCCGTACAACCTACTATCTAGGAACAGAATACTTCAACCGTAAGCTGTATGAATACTGCATTAAACTTATGCAAGAGTACGTCAAAGTAGGTGGTTGGGACGAAGAGCGATATAGGGCGTGGATTAGAATGGCAGAGTCCTATCATCAGCTAGAAGATAAAGAATCATCTAAGAACGCCTATTTCAACGCCATTAAAGAACTACCCCATTACCCAGACGCCTATCTAGGCATAGGAGAGTCCTATTATTCAGAGGAACAATGGGTCAAAGCGATAGAGTTCATGCTCACCGGAATGTCTAAGAAAGTACCAGATACCCGTTCAGCTATAGATATGACTCGATACACGTTTAGACCATTGAATTTTTTGGCATTAGCCTGTATAAGTGCTGGTAGACCAGGAGACGCATGGAAGTGGTTCTCGGCAGCGAAAAGAATGAATCCTAAACACCCATGGGTCA